TTAAGGCGTATGGTAAAAATCAAAAAGATGACAAAGGTAGAACACTTCCATTAGGCTCTGTAAAAATTAAGTTACACCCAAATTCGTTAATAGGAAACGTTAGGGCTCACTATGCTAGACCTTTATTCACTAACTTTAGAAATGTACCTTTAAGAGGAGAGCACGTAGTTGTTTTTGAGCTTACTGGATATGATGGTACAGATGCTCCAAACTTAGATAAAGTACTATACTATATCCCCTTACCGATTAATTCAACTAATGATTCGGTAATAAATCAAATACCTCACGCGTCTAATAGATCTAAAACGTCTGATAATAAACCGGCACCTCCGTTTGTTACCCCCGGAAACACGTTCCCCAAAAGACCTTTTACCGCTAACTTCATCCAACCTTTTGAAGGAGACACTACTTTTACTGGTAGAGGCGGTTCTTCTATAAGACTAGGCATTGGGTCGGGCCCTCACCCACAACATGAAAATCAACCGACATGGAAATCTGGAAAAGCTGGAAATCCGATAACTATAGTAGCTAATAAACCTATAGGACCAAGTAAGCCATTACCCAATGAAGTAAAAGATATACCAAATAGAGAAATAAAAGATTCATTATCCTACGCTATAGAAGACGCGGCTAATGACTTCTCTACTACTTATTGGACTTCGGATCAAGCGTTATCAAGATTTGTTTCGGTTAGAGCATGTCCTTCTCCTTTGTCTAGTATTCCAAGTTTCAATAAAGCTCAATCGGCTACAAATGCGGACAGGATAGTAATTCAAGCGAAGAATGATAATATGATGTTGATTGCAAAAAAGACAATGTATTTATCTGCTTCAAAAATAAGATTAACTACGGATGAGCATGATGTAGATTTTGACGACCTCGTAAATTTTGTTCAAGGACTTTACGATAGGCTAATTGAAATAGCTAGTCCGGGAGGAATTATCATCGCACCAAATCTACCCTCTATTATAGCTCCTAATTTTAGTAGAATAGTAGGCTTGAATAGATTCACTATTTTTCCTCGTTGGGAAGGAGGATGTTCTCAAGGATTTCCACAACCTCCCGCATTACCCGCTAATTTTAAGCTAGGAACAGATGGATTATCTCGAGTAGCTCCTACAGGCTTTACAAATAGCATACCCGGAATGGATGGTAAAGCAGGAGGTTCTGTAACAGCTTCTCCGGATATGCCCGGAGGATCTGATTCTACTACAAATTCAATAGGTAATCCATCTGGCGACTTACCCAATTTTTCTATAGATGCTAACGTTTCTCTTTCTGAAATAAAATTACCAGGAACTCCTGGCGGAGCTAGCAACCCTAACACATCTCCTACTCCCGAAGTTGGCGGCGAATCTACCGAACCTGATGGTACTCCGTCAAATACACCCGGTACACCTCAAGGCGAAGGGACCTCCTCACCTCCGGGTACTCCTGGTGGGCCTGGTGGGCCTGGTGGAGGAAATCCCTCAAGTACTCCTGGGGAACCGGGAGGGCCTGGTGGTCCAAACGGACCCGGTGGGCCTGGATCTCCCGGAACTCCTTTTAATCCGGATGAAGATTTAATAAACATACCAATAGATTATATATACCCGGATGGTAAATGTTACGGTCATTTATTCAAGATAATATCTATTCTCAAGAGTAAAAGAACTTTAGCAATAGTTTCTGACGTTGTTTATTTAATATTAGTTATAAAAGAAGACTGTAAACCGGGCTGGTATATAATAGGAGATAAATTTAAGTATAACACAGACATAGAAAAGTTACTTTCAACTAATTTGTTCATATTAGAAGAATCTATGCTTGTAGAAAAAAAGATATTAGTTAATTCAGATTGTATAAGAAAAGAACTAGAAGTTACTTTATACGAAGATAATTACGCTCATTTATCTCACGAATTAGTTGATTTAAATAAAATAGTGGAAGTTAATTTTTAAATTTATTATGTAGTTTAAATATTTATTATAAACATGGACAAGAATTCGCTCATAAAATACTTAGTAAAAGAAATATCTCAAGAATTAAAGAAAGAGATAAAATCTATAATAAAAGAAGAATTTAATACTCTAAATAATAGAACTACAAATAAGGTAGTAGAGAATACTTATGCTAGAGAACAAAGACCAATTAAATCTAACAGCTCTTTGGACTCTCTTTTATCAGGAACTACGCCCTTTAACAGCTCTGACATGGAATATGGTCCTTCAGCAACTACAGAAAACATAAATTTCTCTAATTACTCATACGCAAACGAACCTGTAGTTGATATGGATGGTAAAGTAGTATTACCTTCATCAGAAGGAGGTAATTTAATGAGTAAATTACTTTCTAGAAATTATACTCCGGTACTTAAAAAAGCGGAAAAACTTAAATAATGGGTAGAATAATATACAAGGCATATCCACCTGATACTAAACTAGATAAAGCAGTTGGTATTTTATTACCTTTTAATAGAAATACATTTGTTAAGAGTGCTTTAGAGGCGTACAACAAAAAACCCTCAAGAGATGTAGGAGCTTTCCAATTATCTTATACTACTGAAGATCAAGCAATTAGTAATTTGATAAATTTACTAATGACTAGAAAAAGTGAGCGGTACATGCAACCTAATTTCGGTACCATACTTAGAGATTTTGTTTTTGAGCAAAACAGTTCGTTCAATAGAGGTTTTTTAGAATCTTCGCTAGAGGAAGATATAGGATTTTGGCTCCCTTACATAGTTCTTAAAGATTTAAGTGTAGGTATCGGAGGTAATCAAAACTACGGATATTCAGAACAAGAAAATTCAGTTAATGTGAGAATAACATTTTCCGTTACAGAAAGAGGAGCCAATAGGGCAATAATAATCTATAATTCGGGTAATGATTTAGCCGCTGAAATACTATAAAAATGAGTAAAAGAAGTAATTTAATTAGTAAGGACGTAAAATATGTAAATAAAGATTTCGGAGAATTCAGACAATCTTTAATAGATTTTTCTAGAAATTACTTTCCTGATACATATAATGATTTTAATGAAGCATCTCCGGGTATGATGTTTATAGAACTAGCTTCTTATGTAGGAGATGTTCTATCATTTTACACCGATATTCAGTTAAGAGAATCTTTATTATCTACTGTACAAGAAAAGATTAATTTATATAATATTGCTAATTCTTTAGGATTTAAGCCATCTTTAATTACAGGAGCTTCAGCAGATTTAGATATATACCAGATAGTTCCTTCTACAGGAAATGGACCTAACAACAAACCTGATTTTAAATACGCTTTATCGATAGATTCAAATTTAGTAGCTACAAGCGGGGAAAATGTCACATTCAGAACAATTGAATCTGTTGATTTTAGATATAGTTCCTCCTTAGACCCTACCGAAATATCTGTTTATTCTATTGATAATGCGGGAGAAGTGGAAAATTATTTATTTAGAAAAAAAGTAAAAGCAGTATCTGGAACTATTTTATCAAGACAATTTAGTTTTGCTTCCCCCAAACCTTATGATAAAATTACTTTACCCGAAACCAACGTTCTTGAAATATTAAGCATAACAGATTCAGATGGAAATAAATGGTATGAAGTACCTTATTTAGCTCAAGACACCATACCAATTCCTGTACAAAATTTACCACATAATGATCAAAATTTATCTCAATACAGAGACTCGGCACCTTATTTATTAACTTATTTGCAAACAGAAAAAAGATTCGTAACTAGACTTAGACTAGACGATAGAACTGAAATACAATTTGGAGGCGGTGTTAGTAGTGAAGTTGACGAAGAAATTGTACCTAATCCTTTTAATGTAGGTTCTGGTTTAAATTATTTTGAAAGAGTTGTTGATTTAAGTATATCCCCCGAAAATTTCTTATATACAAAAACTTACGGTTCAGCTCCATCTAACACTACTCTTACAGTTCAATATACTATTGGAGGTGGCATCCCTGATAACGTATCTGCAAACTCCATAACGACTGTATCATCAATAAACGTACTAACTCCTTTAGGTGCTTTAGACCCTACTTTATACAACGCGTCTGTAGGCTCTCTTGTTATAAATAATCCAGAACCGGCTAGAGGAGGTATATCAGACAAGCCAATAGAAACTCTAAGAGAAGAAGCTATAAATCACTTTGCTTCTCAAAACAGAGCGGTAACAAAAGATGATTATATGGTCAGATGCTACACTTTGCCTCCTAAATTTGGAGCAGTAGCTAAAGCTCACATTGAAAGAGATGCACAAACTAGAGCTTATGGAACTTTTGATTTTATTCCAAACCCATTGTCACTTAATTTATACTTATTAGGATATGATAACAATAAGAACTTTACTCCTTTAAACATGGCAGTAAAAATGAATCTTAAAAATTATCTATTACAATACAGAATGTTAACTGACGCTATAAATATAAGGGATGCTTTTATTATAAACATAGCCATAAGTTTTGAAATATTAACATCTGCTACATATAATTCAAATGAAGTTCTTTTACAATGCTTATCTAATCTTAGAGATTATTTTTCTAATGATAAAATGCAGATAGGTCAACCTATTTATATAAGTGAAGTTATGTGTTTAATCAAAGATGTACAGGGAGTGAAAAATATACTATCCTTTGATATACATAATAAATACAAGGAAGATGAAGGATATTCCGGTAATTACTATGATATAGCTACGGCAACTAGAAACAATATTTTATATCCCGCATTAGATCCTTCGATTTTTGAAGTTAAGTATAAGAACAGAGACATATTAGGAAGAGTAGTAAATTTAACATAAAATGCAGTATTCAGTATATCCAATAAGAGATGCCACTATATATGAAGGAAAACCAGATTTAAATTCAGGTTTAGATTCAATAATAGAGTTAGAAAAAATATCTCATAATGTTGCAGATTCTAATGATATTTACTATAATTACAATTATAATTCTAGGATATTGCTTCAAATAGATTCTATTGAAATAAATAAGTTAATTCAAAATGGAACTATAGGAAGGTCAAGCAAATATTATTTAAATTTATTTTCTGCACAAGCTGATAATTTAGCCTTATCTTACTCTTTATACGCATATCCTGTTAGTGAATCTTGGAGTCAGGGAAAAGGTTATTATAATTCTTCTCCTCAAATAAAAGATGGAGTTTCGTGGACTTATAGAAATGGTTCTTTTGGTATGACAGGTAAACAGTGGACTTCCGGTTCATTTGTTGCAGGAACTACCGGTTCATACGTAACACAAAAAGGAGGCGGTACTTGGTATTATCAAAGTGGTTATGTCGCATCTCAATCTTTTGATCAAGAAAGTCCGGATGTAAGAATGGATATTACTAACATTGTACATAAATGGATTTCGGGTTCTATTCCCAATAATGGCCTTATCATAAAAAGAAGTGATAATGATGAGAAAAGTTGTGATGTGATGGGAGCGGTCAAATTTTTCAGCAGGGAAACTAATACTATATTCATTCCAAGATTAGACATTGTATGGAATGATGCAGAATTCTCAGGACTGTCTTCATTTCCTCAAGTACCAAACGAAGATTTCATTCTACATTTCAAAAATAAAAAAGCATCTTATTACCCAACAGACAAAACAAAGTTTAGATTCTTAGTAAGAGATAGAATCCCAGTTAAAACATATTCTACATCCTCAAATTACATATCAAGTAAAAGATTACCAACATCTTCTTATTATGCAATACAAGATGAACAAACATCTATGTACGTTGTTCCATTTGATGATAGGAATGTAATAAGCTGTGATACTAAAGGAAATTATTTCAAAGTAAATTTTAATACATTTCTTCCAAATAGATATTATAAAGTTCTAATTAAAGTGAAGATGGATGGAGGAGACATTGAAAAAACAATTGATGATTCTATATATTTTAAAGTTAGCAAATAGTGGAAGAAAATAATATCATAAATATACATAGATTATCAGATCCAAATAATAGAAGATCAGGCCCTAACTTATCTACTGGAGAATATACCTATTTAAATGGAGACATCTATAAAGGTCAATATCATGTAGATGAGTATGGAAAATACATGTCTGGAAGATTTACTACAG